GGAGTTGAAAAATGGAAACCATCTTCGCTGCTGTCGATCTGGCTGGCGTGGCAACCTTCGTGGGCACCGCCGGTGTCCTGGTCGTGGGCATCGCGCTCGCGTACAAGGGCATCACGCTCGCCAAGCGCGCTGTCAACAAGGCCTGATGCCATGGTCACCGGCGCACTTCTCGCGTGCTTCTGGGTCGCCGTCGCTGCGATTGGTGCGCTGGGTGGCCTGGCGTTCGTCCTCGGCATGAAGGGGGCGGGTCTGTGATCCGCTCGCCTCTGCTCGCTCTCGCTCTGGTCGTTGGATCGGGCGCTGTCCACGCAGTCTCGTGGAACAAGAATACGGATTTCCTGTGGAATGCGACCACGGGGAAAGTTGACATCTTCGCCGGTCCCGGTTCCGGCAATGTCTGGGGCACCGGCAGTCATTCGATGACCGCCAACGGCCCCCAGATCGGGCGCGACAAGGCGCTCCCCTTCAATCCGTCGCCGACTGCCAAGTTCAAGGCGACGTTTTCGCCTGCGGCGATGGCCAAGGGTTTCGCCAAGGGGTCTGCCATTCCTCTGGCCGCCGCGGTTATTCAGTCGCTGCTCACCGAGGCGTGTGTGCGCGTCGCCGGTGGCGCGATGGTCTCCAACGGTTCGTGGGAAGAATGCACCTTCACGCAGCAGCAGATCACGGAGTACCACGCCGTGCAGGAGAACCAAGAGTACCCCGGCAGCTGGGGCTGGGCGCGCAGTAAGCCTGAGGCCGCGCAGCAGTGGGTCGATATGCTGAACTCATCGTCAGGCGTTGGTGACTGCGGCGCATACAGCCCGACCGGCATCTGGCAACCCGGCAAATTCCAGTTCACGCTGGCGCAGTCCGAGCCGTCGCCCATTGCGTCGCGGACCTGTTCGGTCGGCAGTTCGACGGGGCAGGTGGGCGGCAAGTACTTCACTCGAAACATCTCCGGGGAAGTTCAGAGTGGTTGGGCGCCCACCTCCGCCGATGGTGCAGAGGCCAAGCTCAAAACGAAGCTCGAGGAATGGACTCAGGCCGATTTCGCGTACGGCTACGACCGCACGTATCGCGCGCTCGACGAACTGATGAAGGGTGGCGGTGAGGCGGATTTCTCCATCACCGTGGACCCCATCCAGCCCATCACGTCGCCGCCGCGCACGACGTCCTCCACGACCACGAAGCCGGACGGCACCACGGCCACGACGACGACGACGACCACGACGAACAACACGTTCAACACCACGAACACCAGTTCGACGACTATCACCATCACGCACAACCAGTCGTCCACCATCACGACGACGCACCCGGACGGCTCGACCACGACGACCACCGAAGGCAAGGATCCTCCCAAGCCGGACGAGCAGACCCCGCCGGTCGTCGATGCCGATATGCCGCCCGTGCCGGATCTGTACGAACAGAAGTACCCGGACGGTCTTGCCGGGGTGTGGAATACCCGATATGCGGAGATGAAGCAGGGTCCTCTCTTCGCCTTTCTGCAATCCCTCGTCCCCAACATCACCGGCACGGCTGGTTGTCCTTCGTGGACCTGGCCGAGTCAGAACGTCCTCGGTATTCAGGTCGGCGGCGACATTTCCGTGCCGTGCTACGTGTGGACGTTCCTTCGCATCGTCATGCTGATTTCCGCCGTGCTGATGGCTCGCAAACTGATCTTCGGAGGCTGATCCATGGGCGCTGCCATCTCGCAGGGATTCACGTTCCTGCTCGCCAAGGTCGTCGCGCTCGCGCGCTGGTTCGGGGAGCTGTTCGTCAAGGTTTTCGAGGCGCTGTGGCACATGGTCACCGACCTCGTGTGCTGGGCATTCGATGGCTTCCTCGGGATCGCGGTCTCCGCGCTCGGCGTTCTCGACTTCTCGGCGTTCACGCAGTACCTGGGCCTCTGGGCGTCGTTGCCGGGTGGGGTGATCGAGGTGCTGGAAGCCATCGCGCTGGCGCAGGCCGTGGGCATCGTCATCGCCGCCATCGGGATCCGGCTCGTCCTCCAGTTGATTCCGTTCACGCGTCTCGGCTCATGATCAACCTGCTTCTCGGTGCCCCCGGTGGCGGCAAGAGCTACGAGGCCACGGTCTATCACATCCTCCCGGCGCTCCAGAAGGGGCGTAAGGTGGTCACCAACTTGCCGCTGTCGCTTGATGCCTTCGCCGCCATCGACCCGGCTTTTCCGGCGCTGATCGAGATTCGCACGGCCAGCAAGGGTGCGAGGAAGAAGGACGGCTCCGCCTCGCGCGTGTTCTCCGTGGTCGAGGACTACGCCGACGAGTGGCGCCACGCGGACGGCTTCGGTCCGCTGTTCGTCATCGACGAATGCCACTTCGCCCTGCCCAAGGGCAAGACCGATAGGGCGGTCGAAGAGTGGTACTCCATGCACCGCCACTACAACGTGGACGTGCTGCTGATCACCCAGAGCTACGGCAAGATCAGTGCGGCGGTGCGTGATCTGGTGCAGATGGTCTATCGCGTGCGCAAGAACGTGGCGCTCGGGTCCACCGGCAGCTACACGCGCAAGGTGCAGGACGGCGTCCGCGGGGAGGTGGTCAACACCTCGATCCGCAAGTACGAGAAACGCTACTTCGGCCTCTATCGCTCGCACACCCAGGGCAAGGCGGTGGACGAGTTCAACGCGGCGGACGTCAAGCCGATCTGGCGGCACTGGAGCTTCCAGCTGGCGGCGGTGTGCGCGCTCGTCGTCGGCTATCAGGTGGCCGCGGGCAACTTCCGCGCGCCGTGGAAGGTCGAGCCGAAGGAGGCCAAGGCGAAGCCCTCCAGTTCGCCTCAGGCGGCCGCCCCGTTCGCTGTCGCTCCGGCCGTCGCTTCCGCTCCCTCGGCGGCGCCTGTGGCCGCTCCTGCGGCGTCGGCTCAGGCTGACGCTGAGGCCAAGGGCAAGGTGCATCCCTTCAATGGTCGAGGGCTTCACCTGGTGGGGTTCATCGAGTCGCCGACTAAGGGGCGTCGCTGGTCGTTCGCCTTGAGTCAGAACGGGCAGTTGCTCGGCACCATCAGTGAGGCTGAACTCCAGCAGGCGGGCTACCAGTGGGCGGGGCATTCGCAATGCTCCGGCGTGCTGCGCTGGGAGAAGGTCGAGCTTTCCGTTATCTGCGACGCGCCATCTGTCGGCGTCGCCTTCGCCAAGTCCACCTGAGGAAAGCCCTCGCCGGGCGGTGGAGGGGCCCCCGCTTGCGGGGAGGCGCCGCGACCGGGGATGGGCGCATCGAGTCGGCTTGCAGCCTCGTCAAAGCCCAGCGCGTCGCTCCTGTTCGCCAGTGCCATCAAGCCGCTTCATCGCCGCGTCGCATCGCGCGGCCCCTGCGGGTCTCATGCTGCCAGGATCATCGGCCCCGGGCGCGGTCCTCGCATCCAGGCCCATCGGCTGCGGGTCCTGAAGACCATCAGGCGGACGCGCTCCAGCCATCTGCGCCAGAAATACGATGTGGGAATCGTCAACTGGTTGTTGGGGTCGCTACCACGTTGAGTCATCCCATGGGCGTCGTTGCTTGTTGCGAAAGTAACGAAAATCGCCGCCACGAGGGCCAAAAAACCTTTCTCCAACGCGCCGAGAACTTCGCGGCCCATGGTCGATTTCTGGAGGTGAGCCGCTAGTGCTAGCAGCACCGCTCCCTGCACGTTTGCTCCTGCAATGAGAGCAAGTTTGCCAGCAATCTCAACGGTTACGGGGCGCTCCCCTTTGCGCAGCAGGCGCACGTATTCCGGCGACACTCCCAGCGCTTCGGCTAGTTGCTTCTGACCCCCGCACGTTTGTTGCGCGGTGTCAATTAGGGAAAAAAGCTTTTCCATTTGTTACCTCTGCCGTTAGGCTCCGCGCACCAACAAGTTGTTGGGGTCAAACGGAGCAGAGCAAATGCTGAAAGTCACCGTCTCGTCCCCCGAGGTCCGTACCCGGTCGGGCATCTCGAAGGCGAAAAACAAGCCGTACACCATGCACTCGCAGACGGTGTACTTCCACACCCTCGGTCGCGATGGCAAGCCCAACGCATATCCGGACAAGGGTGAGATTCTTCTCGATACCGACGAGCACGGCAATCCCAAACCGTACGCGCCGGGCGAGTACCAGTTGCACCCGACCAGCTTCTATGTGGGCGACTACGGTTCGCTCGCCGTCTCGCCTCGCCTTGTTCCGTTGGCTCGCTGAGTCGGGTGCACCTCATGTCCGTCGATCCGATGCACGCCGCTCGGCTCGCACAACTGGAGGGAGCCGTGTGCTCCCTTCTTCGCGAAGCGGCCAACGATCACGACGCCAATGATGCCCCGGACGGCCTGATTGTCAGGCTCGATCAGGACGGTATCGACATCGAATACACGCGCGGCGGCATGCCGGTCGGCGGGGAGGGCATCTGATGACCCCCCAGCAGTACGCGAAGTACGTCGCGAAGTATCGCGCGAAGGGCAAGCGATGAAAGCCCTCGCGTTCCTCGTCTTCTGGCTTGCCTTCTTCATGGTCGCGATCCTCGGCGCCATCGAGGTCGGTCAGTCGCTCGTCGCGAGGCTGCCGTGAGCGCCTGCGATCAACTCTCCATGTTCGAGCCGGATTCCATCGAGGCGTCAGCGCTCCTGCGTGGCTACCTCGATAAAGCCAAGCGCCATTGCGCGTTGGCTGACCGCTTCGAGTTTCTCGGCATGCGCGGCGCCGTGCGTGAGCAGGAACACCTCGCGTCGGAAGCGGTGAAGAACGCTTCCACGCTGGCGTTCTACCTCGATCTACTGTGGGAGGCGCAGGCATGAGCAAGCGTTGTTTCCATCGCTGGGTCCCGATGTGGTCCTACCGTGGTTGGACTGGCGTTGTTGGCTATCGCTGCGCGGCTTGCGGAAAGGTGCGTCCGGCATGAGCGCGAGCGCAGCGAGCGGGCTTGTCCCCAGTATCAACAACGTGAAAACGGTTCTTCAACTGGTCGCAGACCAGTGCCTGACCGTGGACCACGTTGTCGCTCGCTGCACCCGGCTTCGCAAGAACCTTGGCGTGGCCGCGAAGCAGCTTTCGAAGGGGGCAGGGCAGGCTTTCATGTTGACGTTTACGTATCGCGATGACGTTGAGTGGAAGCCCGATCACGTTCGCGATGCCTTGCGCCATCTGCGTCAGTGGGCCAAGCGTGAACACGGCTGGCAGCTTCGCTACATCTGGGTCATGGAGACCCAGGACCGCAAGAGCGGCGAGCGGGTAGGGGAGTACCGCCCCCACTATCACTGCATCGTCTGGGTTCCGCGTGAGGTGGTTGCCAGCGATCTCTTCCTCGATGCCCGCGGTTGGTGGCCTCACGGCTTCACCAACGCGGTTCTGGCCGTCGCTCCGGTTCGCTACGTCATGAAGTACGCGAGCAAGTTCGAGAACGGCTCTCACTTCCCGAAGGGAGCGCGCGTTTATGGCGTGGGTGGCTTGGATGCTGTTGGCCGCAAGTGTCGGCGCTGGATTAACTGGCCTCGCTTTGTGCAGGCGCGTGCTTCGGTGGACTGCTCCTGGCGTCGAGCAGCAGGCGGCGGCTGGACTGATGGCGATGGCGTCATCTGGGCTTCTGAATGGGGTGTCGCCGCAATCGGCAAGGGCTATACGCGAGTCGTGCGCGTGCGTTCTTACCCGGCGCCGCTGACGCCTCCGGACGGTCCGTTTTCGTGGCTCGGTGCCGCGCGTGAATTTGTGATGGAGGCGTGATGCGTGTGCTTCTTTGCACTGGTGATCTGGTGGAGGGCGCGTGTCCTCACGCGCAGCAGTCGTGGGTCGAGGTGAACGCCGCGTTCACTCCTGGCGATCTGGGGATCACGGCTGCTGGCGTGACTGAGGTTGCTGGCTGGGGCGTCGGCGTGGTGTTGCTGCTCTGGAGCCTTGGGTATGGCGTTGGGGCGGCTCTCAAGATGATCCGCCTCGCATGAATCTGGCCCGTGTTGGGCCGACCGATGACAGGGCGGTTTCCCTGTCAAAACCTTGGAGTTGAAAAATGGAAACCATCTTCGCTGCTGTCGATCTGGCTGGCGTGGCAACCTTCGTGGGCACCGCCGGTGACCATGGCATCAGGCCTTGTTGACAGCGCGCTTGGCGAGCGTGATGCC